GGTATCAATGGAGAATAACTATGACCCCCGAAGCAAAAGTTAAAAAGACCGCTGTAAAACATCTAAAAGATATAGGTGCTTACTATTTCTTTCCCGCCACTGGCGGTTACGGCAAGAGCGGTGTACCTGATATCATAGCGTGCTACCAAGGATTATTCTTTGGGCTTGAATGTAAAGCAGGTAACAATACACCCACACCACTGCAAGAGAAGAACTTGAAAGAGATCAACGAAGCAGGTGGGTTTGACTTAGTTGTACACGAAGAGAACGTACACCAACTGTCTTTGCAAATGGACAAATGGGTAACCATCTGTAGCAACACCTAAAATAATATCCCAAGCTGTGAGTGGGCGCAATTGACATAGTTTGCATTAACCTCAGCAGTATGGGCAGGGACACTCCATTTCTGTTTGTAATTCAACAGAAACCTTTCAGTCCTTGTGACCATACCGACTAGGCCACGTACGGCTAGTCCTATACTCTGCGTATGGGCATTAAATTAAAGGAGATCACATACATGACGCGTGAAGAAGCCGAAGACAACTACCGAATAAAGTGGGAAAAACAAATAAAGAAAGACATGGCAGATAACTCTGCACTACGTGCGAGACAAAGACCTATTAGACCCCTTGGTGCAAGCCAAGAAGGCGGGTCTAGGGGAGGCAAAGCAAATAAGAAAAGACCTTATGTCTCTATCCGTTAGTCACTGCCCCCACTGCATAAAGAAGTTAGACATAATAGATTCACGTCCACACTTTGCTTATGGCTTTCCAACAGTAAGACGTAGGAGAGTATGTAAGACATGTGATTTTAAAATAACAACCATAGAGTTACCGATAGAACTAGGTAACGATATTTTTAAAGATGAATAGGAGAACGACATGAAGAAATCAAAGGCAGATAAAATCTGGGCTTATAAGATAGCTAATCCAACAGCTACAAACAGGGAGGTAGCTACTGCATCTGGGGCGCACGTTACATACGTAGCTTCATTAATGAAAAAGATAGGTACGCCCAAAGAAATACTGGAAGCACCAAAACCACCTAGACGTGGTGACATCTTAGACACTGCCAAGGGTTACGTTACAAAAGATCGTGCATCTGATCACGGCAACATGGAAGATAACTTTCAGATGATCGCAAACCTATGGGCAACTTACCTTAACGTAGATGTAGCCGCGCATGACGTGGGTGCTATGATGGCGTTATTAAAAGTAGCTCGTATTAGATCAAACCCTAAACACCCTGACAACTGGGTCGATGGCGCAGGTTACATGGCATGTGGCGGTGAGATTGCAGGCAAGCTGTAGCTATGGATTTAATCACACTTGATTTTGAAACTTATTACGACAAGGACTATTCCTTGAGTAAGATAACAACAGAAGCTTATGTCCGCGACCCTCGTTTTGAGACCGTGGGCGTGAGCATAAAACTTAACAATGGAAAAACGGAGTGGGCTAGTGGTACGCATGAACAGATCAAGAGATACCTCGACACGTTCCCTTGGGATACGTCTATGTTACTTTGTCATAACACTATGTTCGATGGTGCTATTCTTGATTGGCGTTATGATATTCGCCCTCGCATGTATACCGATACTTTGTGTATTGCCCGTGCTTTACACGGGGTGGAAGCTCGTTCAAATCTCGCATCACTTGCTGAAAGGTATAAGATCGGCAAGAAAGGCACAGAGGTACTCGACGCACTCGGAAAGCAACGTGCAGATTTTACACCCGAAGAACTAAGTGCATACGGTGACTACTGTATTAATGATGTAGAGCTAACCTATAAACTATTTAGTATTATGGCACGCAACTTTCCCAAGTCTGAACTACGTTTGATTGACCTTACGTTGCGTATGTTCACCCAACCTACGTTGGAGCTAGATGATGGCCTATTAACATCACATCTTAGTGACGTTAAAGCGCGTAAAGACAAGTTATTAGTGGATGCAGGTATTGATGATAAGAAAGACCTGATGTCTAACCCTAAGTTTGCTGAACTACTTAAAGGGCTTGGTGTAGAACCCCCTATGAAGATAAGTACAACCACTGGTAAAGAGACTCATGCGTTTGCCAAATCAGATGAAGGGTTTAAGGCATTACTCGAACATGAAAACCCAAAGGTAAAGTCTTTGGTAGAGGCACGTCTGGGTAATAAGTCTAGTCTTGAAGAGACACGCACTCAAAGGTTTATAGATATATCCAAGCGTGGGTTACTACCTGTACCTGTTAAATATTATGCCGCGCACACGGGGCGTTGGGGTGGTTCGGATAAGATCAACTTACAAAACTTACCCAGCCGTGGCGCAAATGGTAAGAAACTAAAGAGTAGTATCGTTGCCCCAACAGGACACAGTTTAATAGACTGCGATAGTTCTCAGATTGAAGCTCGCGTACTCGCGTGGTTGGCAGGGCAGATAGATTTAACCGCACAGTTCGCGGCAGGGGAAGACGTGTATAAGTATATGGCGTCTAGCATATACTCAGTCTCAGTAAAGAACGTGACCAAAGACCAGAGGTTTGTGGGTAAGACTACAATTCTTGGTGCAGGGTACGGTATGGGAGCTGTAAAGTTCCAAGCGCAGTTGCAGGGGTTTGGTGTATACATTGAACTTGATGAAGCGAGGCGCATCATTGAGATATATCGTGGTACTAATGGAGCTATTAGTCAATTGTGGCGTGATGCTAACAATATGATACAGTACATGGCACGCGGAGATAGCCTACAGTTTGGTAGAGAAGGTGTCTTGCAAGTAGACGCATACAAGAACGCTATCGTACTGCCCAACGGCTTGCCTATGTTTTATCATGGATTGGCGGCTGAACGTGGTGATCGTGGGTACGAGTACACGTACCGAACTCGAAAAGGCCCAAACCGTATATACGGCGGTAAGGTCGTGGAGAACGTATGCCAAGCAATAGCTCGCTGTATCATAGGCCATCAAATGATACTCCTTGCAAAGAGGTACAAGGCTGTGCTAACTGTACACGACTCGATTATTATTTGTGTTCCTGACGAAGAGTTGGTTGAAGCGCAAACATATATGGAAGAGTGCATGAGCCAGACACCCGATTGGGCAAAAGGTTTACCTATAACCTGTGAGAGTGGCACAGGCAAATCATATGGAGAATGTGAGTGACAAAAGTAGCACCGTGGTCTTTCAGTAAGATTAAAGCATTTGAGCAATGCCCCAAGCAATTCTACCATGACAAGATACTCAAAGAGTTTCCGTTTAAAGAAACAGATGCTACCATGTATGGAACAGAGTTTCATAAAGCCGCAGAGGATTTTGTAGGTAAAGACACACCACTCCCTAAGAAGTTTAGTTTTATCGAAGAGGCACTGGTATCACTAAAAAACCGCAAGGGTGAAAAATTATGCGAAATAAAACTTGGACTTAACTCAGACTTAGAAGCATGTGATTTCTATGCCAAGGACGTTTGGTTTCGTGGTATCGCTGACTTGGTTATACTCGATGGTGACCTTGCGTGGGTGGTAGACTATAAGACAGGCAAGTCTTCCAAGTATGCAGACAAGGGGCAGTTAGAACTGATGGCGTTAGCGCTGTTCGCTAAGTTTCCTCAAATTAAAACAATCCGTGCAGGATTATTGTTTGTTGTGTGTAATGACTTGGTAAAAGATACATATATGAGTTATGATAGTCACAAGCTGTGGGGTAAATGGTTAAGTAAGTATGACCAAATGAAGTTTGCGGCTGAAAGTGATGTGTGGAACGCACGACCTAACGGGCTGTGCAGACGACACTGCCCTGTAATTGAATGTGTACACAATGGAGCGAATGGATGAGAAAACGTAAAAAACAAGTTAACGCACCTGTAGGGTCAGCTACGTTTGAGCGTCGTATGGAACGCCAAAGGGCCAGGCGCAAGGTAGACAAAAATGGTGTAGACCGAAACGGTAACGGTAAAGCCGATAAACGTGAAGGCAAAGATGTTAGCCATAAGAAAGCCTTGGTCAAAGGTGGCACTAACAAGGATGGTATACGTATAGAGAGTTCCAGTAAGAACCGCGCACGTAACTACAAGAAAAAGAAAAAGTGATTTAGGGACTTCCCTAAAAGGAGAACGCATTGCAGATAATAGACGATAAGGCGTTGCTGTTAAAGCTACGCAACCCAAACCGTGTCACTAAAAGTATATTAAAAAGCAAAGTGGTACGTGATAATGAAGTGTTAGTTAATTGGGGCATTGATGAAATGCACGCACTTCGAGCGTTAAATATAGATGTGCCTTCTCCTATACAAGGACAGTATACGTGGACGGGTAAGTACAACCCGTTTGCACACCAAAAGAAAACATCTGCGTTCTTAACTATGAACAAGAAGTCCTTTTGTTTTAACGAGCAAGGTACAGGTAAAACAGCTAGTGCTATATGGGCGGCAGACTTTCTGCTCAAGCAACGTAAGATTAAACGTGTACTTGTCATATGCCCATTATCAATAATGGATAGCGCATGGCGTGATGATTTATTTACTTTTGCTCCGCACCGTAAAGTAGATGTAGCTTACGGTTCAGCTAAGAAACGTAAAACAATAATAGAACAAGGGGCAGAGTTTGTAATAATAAACTATGACGGTATTGAAGTTGTGTACGATGCTGTAGCTAAGGGAGGCTTTGATTTAATAATTGTAGACGAGGCAACTCATTACAAGAACGTACAAACTAAACGATGGAAAGCACTGCGTAGTTTACTAAAAGACGACACGTGGCTGTGGATGATGACAGGAACTCCTGCAGCCCAGTCTCCGTTAGATGCGTATGGCCTAGCAAAACTTATTGACCCTAATACTGTACCGAGGTTCTTCGGTTCGTTTCGTGATATGGTTATGACAAAAGTATCTCAGTTCAGGTGGACAGTAAAACCTGAAGCAACTGACCTTGTGTTTAAAGTGTTGCAACCTGCTATACGTTTTACCAAAGAAGAGTGCCTTGATCTTCCCGATATGACGTACGTGAAACGTAAGGTGGAGTTAACACGCCAACAAAAAAGATATTACGATATGCTCAAGAAAAAGTTGGTGATGCAGATAAATGGGGACGAAGTATCTGCAGTTAACGCCGCTGTAATTATGAACAAGCTACTGCAAATATCTGCAGGGGCTGTATATACCGACGAAGGTGACACTTTAGAGTTTGATATAAAACACAGATACAAAGTTCTCAAAGAAGTTATAGACGAGAGTAGTCAAAAAGTATTGGTGTTTGTGCCGTTCAAGCACACTATCGATATACTTACAGATAAATTACGTGCAGATGGTGTATCCACTGATGTTATTCGCGGTGACGTACCTGTGTCTAAACGTACCGATATATTTAAACGTTTTCAAACAACCAACAACCCACGTGTATTGGTTATACAACCACAGTCAGCCGCGCATGGTGTTACGTTAACTGCCGCGAACACAGTAGTCTGGTGGGGGCCGACCTCTTCCTTAGAGACTTATGCACAGGCAAATGCACGCGTACATAGATCAGGACAAAAGCATTCATGTACTGTAGTTCAACTGCAAGGTTCGGCTGTAGAAAAGCGTGTTTACTCACTTCTTGATAAAAGAATAGACGTACACACAAAGATGATAGATTTATACAAAGAAATACTTGACTAGCTTATTATTAGGTACTAAAGTGTAATTCTCGTTACTATAGGAGAATAAAATGAGTGAAGACTCTGATGTACCTGCAGACAAATTAACAAAAGCGTACATAAAGATACGCGCTAAACGAGCATTGTTGTCTGCGGAATTTAAAGAAAAAGATGGAGCGTTGGTTCGCCAACTCGACACCTTGAAGAAGGCACTGTTAGACTACTGTGATGCACACCATGTCGAGAGTGTAAGAACCGCCGAAGGACTGTTTTTCAGGTCTGCTAAGACAAAATATTGGACAAGCGATTGGGATCAAATGTACGAATTTATTACCGAACATAATGTACCTCAGCTTCTCGATAGACGTTTGAACCAGACTAACATGAAACAGTTTATTGAAGAGAACCCTGACGTTTCTCCTAAAGGGATGAACGTCGATACCGAGTATGTTATCTCAGTTAGGAAGAAATAATGGCAGAACCATTTGTACAGATAGAGGAGTTGTCAAAGCATTTTGCAGTGTCAATTTCTACTATTCGAGCGTGGGTACGACAGGGGCATATCCCTAAGTCCACGTACATAAAGATCGGAAACACATACCGATTTAATAAAACCTCAGTAACAGACGCGTTAACTAAAGCCGCGCAAGACGTACATGAGCAACCAAACACAGATCAGCTTGAATTTGATTTTAACGCTGACGACGACGTGTAAAACAGCCAGAAGGAGAACAACATGGCAGAGACTTATATTGTAGAAAACGTAGAAGCACTATGGCCTAAGATCGACAAGACGTATGCGTTCGATCAAAGCGTAAAACGTAGTGTACCTTGTAGCCCAAGAGACCAAAATGCAGAATTTTCTATTGCATTCCGTATGAGTAGCGCGACAGCTAAAGCGTTATTCATGCAAATGAAGGGCGCGTATGACGCTAACAAAGAGCCTAAATGGGCAGATAAGTTAGTTAACCCGTTTGTTAAAGATGACAACGGTACATACACTCACAAAGCAAACCTAAAAGGTGCTTACAAAGGTGAAGTTACTAACAAGCCATTGCAGGTGGATTCACAAGGCACACCGTTGCCGGATGATTTCCAGTTAACAACGGGTAGTACAGTTAGTGTAGCTGTGCAGTTAATACCTTATGACTTTGGAGGCAAACAAAGTGTATCGCTACGACTAAAGGCTGTACAGGTTATTAAGTATGTTCCTATGGAAGTACGTAATCCGTTCGGTGCTGTAGATGGTGGCTTTGTTATGGAAGACGCTAATCCTTTTGCCTCTACACCAAAAGTTGTGAAGAGTAACAACGTGTTAGATGAAGCACCTGCAGACGACGGGTTTGATGAAGAGCCAGTTAAGAGAACCGCAACTAAAGCGGCACCTGCTCCAGTTAATGCTACTGACATAAGTTCCATTGTCGATAACTGGGACGACTAATATTTCTACACCACGGCTATTAATTTAGTCGTGGTTAATCTTTCGACATTGGGTGGTATCAATGAATACAAAAAGTTTTTTAGAATTAGTGCTAGGGCACGAAGGGCACTACTGTGTGTGGGCTAACAGAACCACAACAGGGGAAGCTCCAGAGATAAAGCAGAAGTTTTATTCTTCTGTAACAGAATTAGTAGGCGCGGCTGAAGAGTTCGATGCCAATGGTTGGAACTCTTTCTTTGCACTGGCAACGTACGAGGAAGCAGGTTCACGCAAAGCAGATAATGTTAAATGGATGAAGTCTTTCTTTTTAGACTTAGACTGTGGCCCGAACAAGGAGTTCGATACGCAACGCGTGGCGCTACAGGAGTTACAAGCGTTTTGCAAAGAACACAAATTACCAAGACCTACCATAATTAATTCTGGTCGCGGTTTACATGTATATTGGATTTTATCACAAGCTGTGAGTAGGGACGAGTGGTGGCCTGTGGCAGAACGGCTAAAGAAACTGTGTGAGGATAGTGGTTTTGAAGCTGACCCCTCAGTTACATCTGACGCCGCTAGGATTTTACGTGTGCCTAATACACATAATTACAAGTACGACCCACCACTAGATGTAGCGTTTTTTGGAATTTCACCACCTGTTCCTATAGCTTTTGAGGTTTTCTCTGATTTAGTTGGGGATGCCCCGATACCAGTACCCAAGAGATATGAACCCTCAGCGTTAAGCGCATTTAAAGATGCTATGTATCAAAACCAACGGGGTAGTTTTCAAAGGTTGTTAGATAAGAACGCTAACGGCACAGGGTGCGCTCAGGTAGACTATATAATAGAGAACCAAGATACAGTGCCGCACGATCTTTGGCGGGCAGGTTTATCCATTGCTAACGTATGCGAAGATGGTGATATGGGCGCGGAGATGATGTCTAGTCAACACGATGATTACAACCTCACGGCTACGTTGCGTAAAATGCAGGATACAGGAGGGCCGCAATACTGCAGTACATTCGAGAGGTTGAACCCGACAGGATGCGAAGGTTGCCCTAACAATGGTAAGGTATCTACCCCTGCGATGTTGACTAAAGAGATAGCGGAAGCAACTCCAGAAGATAACATACTAGAGGAAGCTTTTGGCGATACAACAAAGATGGTAGAAATACCTACGTTTCCTAGGCCATACTTTCGAGGACAGAACGGAGGTGTATACTTACGTGGCACAAACGCTGACGGTGACCCAGAAGAGGTATGCGTATATCACTACGACTTTTATGTTACACGTAGGTTACAGGATGTAGAGTTAGGGGAAGTAATAGCATTTGCGTTACACTTGCCAAGAGATGGGGTAAGGGAATTTATTGTACCCTTATCTTCGGTTACAGCACGGGAAGAATTTCGTAGGCATATGTCTATGCAAGGCATAACTACTTTTGGAAAGGATATAGACAAACTAATGTCATACACAGCCGCATGGATTAATGAACTACAGCAAACAACCAAGGCTAGTAAAGCGCATCAACAGTTTGGTTGGGTTGACGATACTAAATTAGATGCGTTTGTGTTAGGCGATAAACTAATCACTGCCAATAATATAGAGTACAACCCACCTTCGGCAAAAACTGCGGGTTATATAGAAAGACTTACCCCTAAAGGTACACAAGAGGGTAGCAAAGAAGTTCTTGATTGGTATGACCGTGACGGTATGGAACTACAACAGTTTACTGTATGCGCAGGGTTCGGTTCTGTATTGATGCCTTTTACAGGTTTATATAGTCTAGGCGTACATTTGTTTGGTAAAACAGGTGCAGGTAAAACAACTGCCATGTATGCCGCTACTTCTATATGGGGTGATCCACGGGGATTAATAGGGGTGGGAGAAGATACACCTAACTCGAAAATGAACCAAGCAGAACTTTTCCACAGCCTACCCATGAACACAGATGAGCTGACGAATTTTACCCCTAGACAATCATCACAGTACGCATACCAATTATCTGAAGGGGTACAGAAAAACCGTATGGCAGGTGGGGGTAACTACGAACGTGTTAGGGGTAAGCCTTGGAGATTGTTGGCTTTTTCTACAGGTAACACAAGCATGTACGCGCAAATGGCTATGTTTAAGGGTGACACCAAGGCAGAAATGCAACGTTTACTTGAACTTAGAACAGACGAAATGCCTAGACTTAAAATTAGCACTAAGGAAGGGGACAAACAACTATTGAACGTGCAAAATAACTACGGGCATTTTGGCCCTATATTTGTACAGTACGTGGTGAACAACAAAGAAGCTGTGTTGGCTAGGTACAAGGTTATAAAAGAAAAGTTAGACAAGCGAGCAGGGTTAGATAGCGTAAATCGTTTTTGGTCTGGTGGTTGTGCGGCTATACTTACTGGGGCTTCAATAGCTAAAGAAGTAGGTATAATAGATTACGATTTGAAAAAGTTGTATCACTGGGTAGCGTCTATCTTGATAAAGGTTAAAAACTTTGTTGATGATAGCACAGCATCGGTACAAACATTAGTCACTGGTTACATGACTGAGAACTGGAGCAATATCTTAAAGATAAAAAGTACACAAACATCTGCAGGGCAAGATGGCGTAGCCTCTATGGTTATACCTGAACAAAACCCGCGTAACACATTCGTTGCACGTTTTGAACCAGACACGCAGATGCTATTTATTGTGCAGAAGCATTTTCAAAAATGGTTAGGTGAACAAAGATTAGATCATGTTAGCACTGTTCAAGGTATGGTTGAACAGATGGGCGCAACGAAAGTTAAGAAGCGCTTGGGTAAAGGCACTAACTTTAACTTACCTCCTATATGGACGATTGCTGTTAAACTGGATGGAGTGAGTGGTGTACCAGAAACCTCTGAAGATTGACGATTTAAACCCTGATAAGATAAAAATTGTAGTGTCGTGGGATGATATGGTGATTGGCGCATCAGTTTTTATACCGTGTATAGACACACAAAAAGCTAAAGAACAGGTTCAAGAGGTAGCGGAACGCAACTTATGGCAGGTAACCGCACGTGTTCGTATAGAAAGTGGAATGTTTGGGGTTCGCATTTGGAGAATTGTGTGATAACTTACGTGTGACAAGCAGAAAAACTTGTCGTTCTCCGTTCTGAACTCCCCCGACTGGCTAGGTTTCGCACTGCAACGTCGGGGGTTTTTTATTTGTCGTAGCCTTCACGGAACTCTTCAAGAGTTTTTCTGTAAGTAGGGCTTAAAGTAATACCGTTGTACTTCGCCATAAGTTTCGATGTCTCTCTGTGCTTCTTCAAGGAACGTTTTAAGTAATCGTTGTCTATCCTTGCTTCTGGGTGTCTAACACTAAACTTCCGCATCTCTTCTCTAATTTTTATTTGTTCAGCAAAATCACCTACACGCATAGCCATATATAATTTTTTAGAAAGTTTTGAACGTTTTTTGCCTACAGCGATGTCTATACCTTTAGTGATATTGTTTTGCTCTTGTCGAAACGTCAACTCCGTTGGCTGTATGCCAAAGAATAAACCTGCAAGTTCACCGCCAGTTATGTCATCGTATATAAAATCACCCCTACGGGTTTTAACCCCTTCTGTTTGGTAACGTCCAAGGGGCGACGCACGCCACGCATTTGCAATACCTGCAGGTAATATACTCTCTATACCACGTTCAATGTTACCCTCAAATAAATCTGTACCTCCACGGTATAGCCTGTTTGAAACACTAAGTGCAGGGCCGCCTAGGTAGAACCCTATTGATTCTTCTAACGATGGGTCGTTGTTGTATCTATTTTCTTGTATAAGAAGTCCAGTTAAAGCCATACGACTTGCAACGTCCATACCTGTCATCTGGTTTACCGCGCCTTTGTACCAACCCTCACCTACGTACTTCCTTACAATAGTGTCAAAATCTTCTTCTTCGTCGTCTAACATAAACAAGTTAACCATTAAACGTACAGCTCCGTATAGGGGTAGCCCTTGTATACCTGCAAAGAACAATGCGCTCCCGTGCATACCAATAAGTTGTTTCCATGCGTTTCTACGTTCAAGAGAACCTTGTTTACCGAACAGACTACCTTTGTCACTATCAAACGCAACTTTTGCAGTTTTTAACATTACGTAATACATTTGTAGTCCATAACTCTTATACATACCCGCAACACGACCAAGATTTTGATTTAGTAGGCTAGGAGCTGTTTCTAAAAATGTACCGCCGTTGGTCTGTTGTGTGTTATAAATAGCGTCCTGTACTGCTTGCTCTATATTCTTAGTACCAGTTTGAGCATCCAAGGCTAAATTAAATGACGCCATAAGCGTTACTTGTCTGTTTAGTTGTTCACCGTGGTTAAATAGCCATGCAGATAGTACAGATATGTTGTCCATCGCATTACCAATTTTACCACCTTTTTTGGTAGGGCTAGCTTCGTTCAATCCCATAGCTTCCGCGAGAAAACCTTGACCTAATAATCCTCGTTCTGAAGCAGTCTTTACAAGTAAAGTCATACGCTTTAACTCAGCTTCTTTCCCTGCAGGTAAGTCTAAACCTTTTTTAAGTGTGAATGTTCCATCATCAGAAATGTCGTAGTAATTTAGTATAGAGTTAGTCTTACCCCCACGCTTACCGCCGAAGTTAACATTACCATACGCATTAGAAATGGCTTTTGTTGTTTCAGCATACCCGTACTGCCCACCTAAGTATGGAGCTACAAACAATGGAATTTGTGATAGGTTAACTAACGCAGATGAAGCGTTAAAACCAATAGTATACACAAAAGCCATCTGGTTAAGCCTACGTGCAACACCTTCTACTGTTTGGTTTTTCGCCCCTTGTCGCCCAAACTCTGCACGTTTTAGCAACTCGTTACGTACTTCATCAAAAGAAGACGATAGTTTTTTAGTCCCTTTACCTACTAAACTCTTAACTTGCGGAATTGCCAATGGTTTAGCGTCACGCAATTCTTGTTCATACATACGTAGTTTTGCCGCGTACTCTAATTTTGCCGTTTGGCTTGCAAGGCTAGCTCCCTTTTCTTTTAGGGCGTAAACAGAATCTTGCATATATCCCGGAGTACCTTTACGTTTCTGCAATGATTTAGCAAAAGAAGTTTCTGGTAAAGAATTTACAAACAAACGCATAACTTGGTCTTTAACTTCAACAGGGATTGCATCTCCTTCTTTTGTTTTAGCTTTATCTAATATGTTAAGTGTCTCAGTAGCAAAGCCTAAGTCTGCCCCGCCGCTTTTAAACATACCTGCGGTTACGCCTGTATCTTCAATTTTAAAGTTTACATAATCTCCAGTTTTTTCGTAAAACTTTTTAGCCGCGTCTCTTTCAGCCATAGTGGTGTAAGTAATTAATGTAGTTTTTTCGCGTTCTGATTTAGGGTTTTTTGCATCAAAACGTAAAACGTAATCACCTTCACGCATTAATGGGAAGTAAACATCCAATGTACTTTGTTTAAACATACGTGAAAAAATATCTTTTTTAAGTTTATTAGCTGAGTTTTTATCCCCAACTAAATTATCAATTTGTCCAAAAATCACATCTTTAAGTCTGTTATACGACGCTCGGTACACTGACTGCATATCTTTATAAGCTTTTTGACCATCTGTACCCATAGCGTTCCAGCTAGCGCGTTGCGCTTTCCATATAGCTTGTAAGTTGTTGCCTGAAGTATCAAATATAGGCGCACCAGTGTTTTTGTTTACGTAATCAAGTTCGCTTTTTAAAGGGTCAACTTGAAATATAGTAGCGCCATACTCAGTGTTGTATATAAGATCATCAAGTGCGGCTTTTACTTTCCTAGTTTTTTCAGGTGAGCTTTGCTCTAGTGTTTTTAAAATACTTTCTACTTTGGTTTGAAGTCTTTGGTTTGCTGTTTGTATTCCACCTCGTTGCCGACTAAGTAGATCGTCTAACTTGTACCCTAACCTACCTAGACCTACACTTTCAGCAATGTCGCCTAGCCCCTGCGCCCCTGTTAGTTTCATAAGTAAGCCTCTACCTTGAGATTTAGCTTTACTCATAAAGTCAGCGGCGTTGTACCCCCATTGTTTGCGACTACCTTCGTTAAGGGACTGTTGTGTTTTTCCTATAACATTTTTAGCAAAACCTTTTACCCCATCAACTGTAGAAGACATACCCATTTGGTTAGCGTTACGGTATTTTGGAGCAGGTGCCAGCAAGGCATCTACTAGGCTGTCCACTTCTTGTATTAAGGTTATGTTTCGTGATTGTATAAACGGTACATAGCGACTTAACATGTTTTGCACGATGTTAAATAGTTTTTGCAGGGCAGTTACGTTTTCACCTTTAATATTTATGCTGGCAAGATCAGCGCGAAACTCTGGGTTACTCTGCGACTCTGCCAAGAACTCTTGTACATCTTGCGCACCGTATGCAGTACCTAAATATTCTTTTACATCGTTAAATAGTTTGTTGAGTTGTATACCCGCACTACTCTTAGGGTTAGCAGCTTCGGCGCTAGCTAATGCGTGCGTTGTTTCGTGCATTATTGTGTGCGTGTTGATACCAGTAGTCTTATCTAAACTTATTGTATTTGTTTTAGGATCAAACAAACCCGGTACAGGGCGTCCATCTAATTTAAGACCCTCTACAGATTTTATTTGTGTTTGCCCAGAATCTCCACTTACCATATGAATTTGAGAAGAATCAAATGCCACATACTCTAATTGATCTTCATTCATTATACCGTCGTAGCCTTGAGCTTTGAGTTCGGCTATACGTTCTTCTGGCAAAGTAAATGAAGATATTCGTTTATCGCGGTATTTTGCACGAACTTCTTTTCTAGTTTTACGGCCTAAAGCTACATCTATTCGATCCATCAAAGAACCATCAACAGTACCTTTGATTACTAGCGGATTACGTATATCTAACATAACTTCGTATATACGTCCTGCGTCAACAGCGCCCCGATCTTTTCTATACAGGTTAGCGTATTGCCTACTTGGGCTAAAATACAAACCTTTAGAAAACGGTTTAGTAGCTTTGAATTCAGTTATGTCTTCTTTAGAACTACCGTGATATACAATATTTTTTACTTTAGATTTTTTAGTTGCTTCTTTAGCCGCTTTAAGCCTATCAGGGTTTCTGTTTTTTAACACATCTTCAAATGTTTTAGCCAACTGACGCACTTGTTTTACAGGGTTTGTGTCTGCTATGGTAGTTAGCACTGCACTTAAATCACCGTCGTTAACTGCGGCTCTAACTACAGGATCAATTGGTAAATCTAACCCCACAACTGCGCCTATGTTTAAACCAAGTTGAACGTTTATACCAAATGATGGGTCGTCAAACATCGCTTTTTCAACTGCGGCTTTGCTTGGGTATATGTCGGGGTAAGCTTTTACCAACTCCATTGGGTCGGTATAGTTTGATAGTACCAGAGATTCTAAATTTTTACGTACGTTTAATAACCCTGCCGCCTGTGATTCAGCCACACGATCAGGCCCACCTTCAAACACCATAGTATTCTTTTGGTTATCTTCTAGTTGTTGGAGACGTTTGCTTATCTTAACATTAGCTTCTTTACTTAAATTAGCACGCGCCCATGCAATCGTACGATCTGCGGAAGACAGTTCTCCCTTTTTAGAAGCAACTCCACCCATACCTCGGCGTGCTTCTACGTCTGCCTTGGAGGCAACATCTGTATCTTTAACTGGATTACCTGCCTTGTCTTTGTAAATAGCAGCTTTTTTAGCGATTGGAGTAGCGTTTACTTTGTCAAACAACGCCATTTCTATACCATCAAACGGGTTAGAGAAGGCTCGTAAGTATGCAATTACTGGAACATCTTCTTTTTTGCTCTTGTCGCTTTTGCTAGCACCTTGCAAAATTTTGTCTTTTATTTTTTTGTTATCAGGTTCGCTAAACGGGTTAGATGTTTTGCTAGCGCCAAAAATTTTCTTAACAGCATCAGGAGTTTCTTCGTCGTATAGCCTTGCTACTTGCGCCGCTTCGGTTTTCTTTGGATCAACTGCTTTTTTGCTAGCTACACCTTTTACCCCCGTAGGAATGGTAGCTTTGGCGGCACCTTTAATATTAGTACCACTACCTACAGCGTTACGGTTAAAGGGTTTAGTTTCTGGTTTAGTGTCTTCTTGCACATCGTCTTCTAAGAAATCCTTAGCCATAGCTTTAGTGGATTTTTGCTCTGCTAAGATAGCGTTAACCCCTTCTGGACCCATGTTTAAAAGTTTTCTGATGCTACCATTAGCCGTTACAGCAGTTACTGCATCTGCTTCTTTTATAAGTCCTGCGTCAACAAGAACTTTTATTCCTTCCTTTGATACTACACTAAATTCTCCAGCATCAACTCGTTTCTGCGCCCTACTTAAAACGGCTCGGACACGATTAATGTTTAGTGTAGCTGATTCTGCTCCCTTTGTTCCATCAGGCAGTCCAGAGACCACGCTAGTGCTTCCCAATCTGCCATTTGTAGGTGATTCAATTCCTCCGGCACCTTCTTTGGCATCGGCATCTCCAGCAAGGTTAATGTCGCTGGCTCCGTCCACATTTTCGCCAGAAGGTTGAAAGCCGTCTCTACTTGTTTTTGACTCAGCTTTTGTAATCTGTTCATCAACTCCTCCTTCTGCAGTTAACCCTAAATCACTTGATTTTAGGCGTGGATATTTTTCTTCTAAATCTTTACGAATGTCAAATTCTACAGTTGGGTTTACTTGGTACTGCGACTTTACTTTTGCTTTAGTTTTATCAATTGAGTCATCTGTTTCTGGGAAAGCTTCATTTCTAAGAGCTTCCATACGAGCATCTTCGGCTTCTTTAGTTTCTACTCTACTAGCTTCAGCTTTAACATTTCGTTGTTCTCGTGTAAGTATGTTGCCATCGTCGTCAAAAGTCAAACCTTGGCTTTCTGGCCCTTCGATTTGCAAACGATTTCTTGACTCTTCTTCTGCATCGAGTCCTGCTTTTGCACGTAAAGCTAAGTCGCTACCACGCTTACTCATTTCTTCAGATACAACACCTTCAAGTTCTGCAAAAGGTATTCCAGTTTCAGCTACAATACTTTGCATTTTCTCAAGCGGTACAGCACCGTCTGCATCTAAAGCCGCGCCTATTGCAGCTCTAGCTTGTGAGACGCGTTGATCTTCAATCTGTAATGACCCTAAACCTTCACGTTGATCTGTAATTCGTTTGTCTCGTAAATCTTCAATAGATAAAACTTCAGTATCTGTAGTACCACCACGTTTTCTAGGGGCTATTAGTTCTAACGTAGACTGTATTATTGCACCAACACTACCACCAAGCGCGGCTTCTTCTGCTGTACCTTCCGTCAAACTCTGCTCTGGTTTGTAAACCTCACGGGCGATAAGGTTCTGAGCTATACTAGATACGGCTTCTTGACCTGCCTCAATACCCGTCTGTTCTACAATACGCACTAAAGCGTCAGTCATGTTTTGTTTCTGTGCTTTGTTTATGACAGACAAGAACTTAATAGGTAGTAATTCTAATGCTCCGGGGATTGTACCTAGGATTGCCGCTAGACTACGATCTTCTACAGAAGTACCTTCGGCACGGGCACGTTCACTAGCTTCACCTGCACCTGCGGATACGGCTAACCCAACGCCCGCTACAGGGTTTAACATAGATGTACCTGCAAGTCCTAAGAAAGAACCTGTTGCTTCACTTACTTTACGTGGTATGCTTTCTTCTAAATTAAAGTCTGGTACTACGTAGTCTTGTACCGCACCGCCCACAGCTTTGATACCGTCACGAACTACATTTTCCGCGCCTTCAGGCAGTAATGCGGCTAGACCCAACGCACCCGATTCCAACATACCCGCAGCGCCACCAACAAGACCTTTTGGAATTTCACCAAAATAGTCTCCTACTGTAGGTTTTCTACTACGCGCAGTCTCCCCTGCAATTTCTCGTTTTGTACCATAATAGTTCGCTAGTCCTGACTCTAACCTGCGTTGTGGCTCTCGTTCTGCGTTAGCAATAGTGTTGTTATATATAGCAACGACTTGTTCTTTAGTGGCACCAGATGGGCCTTCTACTTGTATTTTGTTACCAGTCGAGTCAGTTAGCTGATATAATGGCATTTTTTGGCCTTATCTTATGGGTTTGGTACAGACGGCTCGTAACTAAGTTGTTCCATAGTTACATCTTCAGCGTCTAACCTGCTAGGAGTGCTTTGCAATGCTGTATTACCAGCTCGTATTTGTTGTATACGTTGGTTTAATGTAACCATATCAGCATAAGCATCCGCAAACCCAGTATACATATTGCTCAACGTTCGTATAGTAGCCATTTCAATTTTTTTGAGCTGCCCCTCTATACGATCATACTCTACACGGTTTTCTGATCGGGACAACTTTTGTAGTTTACTCTTTAACTCCATAGCTTGAATGTCGTTATTCATAGTATCTGCTACTAAGGTAGTTATAGTTTCAGCTCTTTTATCTGCTAATTTTTGCAGCTCTACTTCACTATTAAATAATTTTTCGTTTATTTTTAACCGCTCTTCTGATTTAGCTTTTGCTGTTTCTAACTTAGCTTCTACCTCTTCTGACAGTGCTTTGTTTTGATCTTCTGATATAGATATATTACGTTTAACTTGGTTGTTAACGTCATCTAAATTTATTTGTACTACTTTACGTAGCATATTGCCTTGGCGATCTAGTGCTTCGCGGGCTGCATCAAAGTTACCTTCAGCTACAGAAATTTCGTATTGTTTGTTCGCCACATTAACTTGGTTTTGTACGTTTTGCCCTTGCAACGCACGTTCTTGTGAAGCGTCAAGCATACTTTGTAACCCACCCATACCTCCAACACGCCTTGTTGCAGCGCGTGACGCGGCATTTTCACCTGCAGTAGAACCGTAGTTAGCAATACCTACGTCTGTACTTACACCTAAATCTTGAATACCTCTTAGTGTATTTAAACCTGCACTCCTACGTTCATCTTGTCCTAACTGAGAATCTACGTATGCTTGCCCAATACCTCCTGCACCGCGACGACCTCCAGCTAATGTTTGCATACGTGCGAGTTTTCTAAGCCTAGCAGGGTCTAATGTTTCTGACTGAAGAGCGCGTTCAGCTACTTCTTGATCTGCAAATACCTTAGCTTTACCTTCGCGGTCATAGTACGCGTCCGAACTTGCACGTGCATCAGTTAATTCCTTACCAACGTCTATGCCAGCATCAGCAGTATACTGTGACTGTAACATATCTGCTATTTGTTGTTCTGAATCTGTGTACGGAGCTTCAACTGATTTTAGGGGAGCAGCTTCTAAAACATCCACATTCTCCATAGTAGGAACTTGACCTGCTTGTTCATTCATAGCTAAAACAGAAGCGTCTAACGCTGATTTATCTGTTTCAGCAGGCTTCACGGTTTCGTAGCCCGTTGGAACATCTTTAAAGAAATCTTCTTGTTCTGTCGGCATAAAAGTAACATTGCCGGTCATCTTGTCTTGGTTGTTCCCTAAACCTTCAGGTTCCAATTTTGGACCACCGACACCTTCACCACTACTTTCGCCGCTAGAAGTACCATCTAATACAGGTAACGCGTCTACTGCTGTGTCAGTCATACCCGCTTCAAAAGGAGCAGCGACAAGTTCTTTAAGTTCGTCTACACTAAAGTTGTCTATGTTAGATATTACATCTTTTGCATATGTACGTTGTTTGTCAGTCTGTCTGCGTAACGCCCCAAAACCAGAGGCAAACAACCCAAATTTTGATTGGACTTTGCTACGTAACCTTGCTTGTTCCGAATTTTCAGTTAAATTCCCAAGGAATTTTTTAGTTCCACGACTAAACGGGCTATCTACACCTTCACCTTCAGCAAAAGCAACTATGCCTCCACCAGCCATACGAACTGGACCGCCCGCCTGTTGTGCTGCTTGAGCCATACGCGCCCCTGCTAAACCTTGAGCCTGTGGTGGCATGTTCGGGCGTGGTTTACCAGCTAAACCGGGAAGTCCAGCTATACCTGTAGGTGCTTTACCTGCACCCTGTACCATACGGTTCATATTTTTCTTTTGCATAGCAGCTTTTTGATCAAGCGTACCTTTTGTACGTCCTGCTAATTCACCTAACGTACCACCCATAGCACTTTTAGTTAGCTGTAGGGCTTCTGCCTCACGCTGTTGTGCTATAGTGTTCGGGTTTTGTTGTGCTTTAAGCTGCATGTCTGCAGCGACTTGTTTCTTTTCAGACGTAAGTTTTTGTAATGCTAACAGGTCAAGCAGTTCTTTATTTTGCCCATAACGTTGTTGAAGTTTCTGTGGATTACCTCGATAGGCATCCATACGTTGTTCTACTTGTGCGTCTAAACCGCCGTCACCTAAAGCCATTATTTTCCTCTATTCCCCAAATAATCCTGAAAGAAACCCTTCAAGGTCACTAGCGCCTGTTGACATTTGTTGTAGCATCCCCGGCTCTTCGTATTGCACTGTTTGCGCTCCAATTGGTAACCCTTGTAAAAGTGATTGCATATACTGCACTTGTTTGTACGGGAAATCTCGTTCTTCTTCAAACTGCAAACGGTCTGCTGTAATACCTTCGGATTCAATACCGCGTTGCACTGCACCCATATCTGCAAGTGCCCCTATACCTGTCATACCATATTGATTAACTTTGTCTTGTGCCGTCATCCCACGATCTTGTTCTGTGTTAAACTGCCCCAAAGCTTGTGCATAGGCATCAGCGTACCCTTTACCAGTAATTCCCGCAAGGTTAGCTTGCAAAGCACGTTGGTTTTCTGCGTCGAACACAGCTTGACGAGAACCGCCAAACGATCCTGCTTTTGCCATACGACTTGCATTGTTCATTTGGCTAATTTGCGACTGTCTACGTGCTTCTTCAAGTTGTGGGTTTAAGGAAGCTTGTAAATACGGGTTCATATATTGTTGAGCAATATCTCCAGTAAATTGTTCTGGTTGATACCCGCCAACCCCCATCTCTCCTGTTGGCAATGTTAAACTGCCTAAACCTCCAAAAGCTTGCTCTTGTAGATCAGAAGCGCCTGCGGTGAGTGGCCCCATGTAGGCATTGTAGCCTTCGTTTCCGAGAGCCTTACCTTTGCCAAGCATGTCAGTAACGTAATCACCTGCATACGTTGCTAAACCAGACTCTTTGCCTGTTTCGATTGGGTCTTCATTAGAGCTTGTAAGTACGGGAGTAACCATGTTTTACCTCCTACGCGGGTATAAATTTTTTAGGGTCTATTTCTTTACCCTGTTTCGTATTGCCAGTACGCGCTTTACGTACCCTAGACATCATATCTTTTAAAACTCTAGCACCTGCATCTGAGTTTCCATTACCAAGGTGGCTTACAACATCCGCAGGTATAACAAATTCACCGTCACTTAAACGCGCTTCTTGTTGACCATCAATGTTAGCAGGTACTTTATCCGCCATACCATCACTTGCACCGTTTAAATATTGACCTTTTTTTAACTCAGCTATGCCACCAGTAGCCATTTGTACTACAGGACGTTCTTGACGTGCAGGATTTTCTGTGTTCAACGCGGCTAACCCCTCCGCAGACATAGGTGCTGCGGGTGTACTACTTTTAGGTACATATTGTGCTTGTGTAAAGTAACGTTGTCCACTACTTCCGGGTCTTCTGTTAGGGTCATAGGTGTTAGGTACAACTTGACGCTGCACATCGTATTCTGGTACAGTGCCTTGGTAACCTGTTGCAGGTGTGTCAGTACCTAATATTCCAGTACCTCCTAAGACAGCTCCGCCAAAAGATATTAAGTTGCCATAGTCTGTAGACCCGTCATCTTTTTTAAAAAGTCCGCCTAACGCATCGAGTCCGTCTTCTAGGATACCCATTATGTTTCTCCAAGTAATCTTAGTAGTATATCATTTTCATCTTCAACTTGTCCACCCTCTGCAAACCCACTTGCCATAGGCATTGGTTGTGTAGATTGATTAGCTGCTTTGTTACGTGTTGTCGTGCTGTAAGGGCTTGCAAACAACCCTTCTTGAGATGGGTTAGCAAATACACTGTTAAAATCATACAAGTAATCAATGTTCATAGGATCAGCAGATGATACCGTTGTTTTAGCACCTTTAAATAAACCCTGTTGTTCCATAGACACCAAATCCCTTAAATTTTGTTGGTTCGCTTTCGCGTTGATGTTAGTGTTCATATCAGTAATCATATCGGTGATAGCATCGGTATTCGCATCCATCTCTGCATACATACCTGTAGCGGGGTTAAACATAGAAGTATCCGCAAAGGTAACATCGTTACCCTGTAGACTATCTGATAACATGTTTTGGTCGTTTATGTCAACGACGCCATCGCCTGTAACATCATATTGCATGGTTAGTTCTTCACTAACGTTTTCTTGTGCTATTAGGTCTATAACAAAGTCTACATCAGTTTCGGTAACTTCGTACGCAGGTTTGCCAATAAGGTCAGCTATAGTGTCTACATCCAAACCTAACGTGGCTAGGTTGTCAGAAAGTTCACTAACGTCCCCCTCTAACCCACCAATAGATTCTTCCACTCCACTAATCCCAGTTTCAAATTTATCTGTTAGTTCAGCTTCTGTAGTACCAAGTTCTTCAAGTATATCAGCTTCGGTAGTTTCTAAGTTATCGGCAAGCTCGTCTAATGCAGCGGTAACATCCCCGTTGTTTTCTTCTATAAGCTCAGTTAAACTTGTTTCAAGGTTAGTTACGCTTTCTTCTACGTTAGTTACGCTTTCTTCTACGTTAGTTACGCTTTCCTCTACTCCGCTAATCGCAGTCTCAAACTTGTTTGTTAATTCAGTTTCTGTAGTGTTAAGTTTTTCAAGTATGCTATCTTCAGTAGTCCCTAAGTTATCAGCAAGTTCATCTAATGCAGCGTTAACATTACCATCATTCTCTTCAATAAGTTCAGTTAAACTCGTTTCTAATTCGGATATAGCCTCTGCATTTTCCCCTGTAGCCTTATCAACTATGTCTTGAACATCTTCGGAGTTGATGTTGGATGGAAGACTGCCATCGCTCATGTTAGGGTAATATCCAGCAAATACAGAATCACCATTACCATCGGTATAAAAAAGAGAGTTAGATTTAATATCTTCTATAGCGGTATTTAAAGCTTCAGTTTCACTAGGGTTTTGTCCTACAAATTTTTCAGCCTGCCCGTCTGTAAGAGATATACCTTCTGCCTCTGCCGCAGCTTTTACTTCGTCTATATCTAAATAATGCTCGTCTATATATCCTGCTACTAAGGAAGCTACTTCAGAGTCAGGTTTGTTAGACACAAAAGATTCTATTTCTGCTTCTGTAGGTATATAGTCAGGGTTTTGATTTTCAAACGCTTTTGCAGCTTCTGCAGTGCTTACATATTGTGTATCATATGAAGTGTTTAGTATGTTGTTTAATATTACGTTATCAGTAATGCCTATGTTAGTTAAAGCTGCCGTCGCTGCAGCGGAATCACTTGCATTTCCTACAGCATTTATAACGTTTGAGTTAACTGACATTAGCGTATCAGCTACAGCGTTACCCGTGTAAATACCTCCCGAAGTTCCAGCCCCTGCAATTTTACCAAGTATTGCTGCCCCAGTAACATTGCCCGCTACATCGTAGGTTGGGTCAATCATAGCCAAAGACATACCGGTTATAAGCTGTGGTAAACCTTCTTCAATACTTTCAGTGACACCTTCTTTTACAGTTACTGTACCACCTTCTTTTATTTTTTTGAATAATGTATTAAATGCACCAGTTGAAACATCATCAACCTTGTCTCCAAGAACAGATTTTGCAAGTGCTTGTCCACCAAGGCCGGCGGTAGCTGTCATAACAACAACGGCTGTAGTACCTGCAGCTTGAGCAATATCAATAGCATAATTTGTTGCTTCTTGTTCAGACATACCTGTTTTTATAGCTGTAGCGTAGGCTTCATCAAACGCCCCTGCAGCAGTGCCACCAAAAGCTTCTACAGCGTCTAAACTAAATGCGGTACCAAGTTTTGTTTTTGTTGCTATTTTTTTGGCGTACGCTTCTCCAGCTTCTAATAAACCTTTTTTAGCTATGTTACCTACACCACCAGATACGAGCAGAAGAGGCACTTCTTGTATTATTTCTTTAACAACGTACTCAGACAAAAATTCTACAGGGTTGTCCCATGCAGCCCCATATATAGCTTGTGCCTTTAGCAACATTTTCTTAGCAGTGGAAAGTTCTTGGCCCGGATTGTCTTCTAACCACTGTTTATCGTAGTCTGCTATTGCACCATTTATTTCTTCAAGAGCGTTTGCATACTCTTCAGATTGTAAATCTCCACTAGCACTAATTAGGTTATCCGCAAACTTACCTAAACTATTGTTAGGGTTTGCGCCTGCTAGTACAGCCAACCCAGATATAGCTTTGAGCGTCTCGCCTGTAGCTCCACCGATAATACTTGCGGTGTTTCCTATGGCATCTTTTGCGTCCTCAGATACGTAAG